AGGAGCGAGTCACAGAAAAGATAGGGATGATATTTCAGCAACCACTAAAAAGAAAACTAAGCTTACTCCCCGCACATGGAAAGGTAAAAATAAAGGAGGCTTTGATTATGGGAGAGAGAGTGTAGGTCTAGGCAAAAGAGGTAAAGTATTGAAAGAAAAAAATAAGAGAATAGGAAAAGATGGAGAGGATTTTAAAGTGACCAAAAAAACGAATCGTATTACTAAACAAAAAAAATATAAATAATCATAATGCCTACAAGCCGCAAGAGAAAAAATAGAAAGGTTAAAGTTAAGGTCAATCCACATCAGAAGACTCTTAATGTAACGCGAACCAATCAGCATGGATTCTCATTAGGGGTGACTTATGGCAAAGGATATAAAGGATTTAATTTAGGAATACCATTAACACAACGTAACAGACAAAAAAAGTAAAACCATGGCATATAGAACATCATTACCATTACATCCTACAGAGGATGACAAACCAAAGAAAAAATCAATTGCCAAGAGTATGTTTAAGGGCATGGTAAGCGGATTAGTTTCAAGCATTCCCACTAAAAAGATTGGAGGCAAACAAGGCCCACGAGCAGGTGAAAGCGACAAAGGGGGTAAAGATAGAAAAATAATTAAAGACTTTAAAAAACCAAATTTAAAATAATTATCATGGCAAAAAAGCAAGGATACAACGCAAGACTTGATGAGTCTCTGGGTGCAAAGCACAGAGGACCACACAAGCAAAGTTTAAAAGATCGCAGAGACGAAAGTAAAGCGATGTCTAAAAAAGATTATGGTCACGCTTATGGTGGCGATCACAATATGGAGTACGAACACGGAAGTAAGATTCTTCGTGCTTGTATCAGGAAATAATTTCTTTTCCAGGTATATAACATTTCTCACATAGAGTATGCATCTCCATTAGGGGGGAGCATACTTCATGAGAGGAAAATATCTTCACCTCAAAGACTGTGAACATATTATTGCAAATCTCACATTGATACTCTTTATCAATCGTTGTAGGGAATATTTTTGGGTCGGCCATTTACCATCTTACTATTACGCTTACGATATTCATTATTCATTTCGATCAGCGCATTGCGGTGAGTCTTATTTGAATATGTTAAGCCAGTTTTTTTAAACAATTTATTTTCTCTTCTATCTTCACTTATTATATCTCCGGTCAACTTTTTATATATTGTAGTAACCGCCTGATTACCTTTATAGGCGAGGACATATAATGCACCCTCGGTGGCTGTTCTGTTCCGCCATTTCACTATCCACTTATCTCGGAGCAGTCTTTCAAATCTACTTACATCAAAAGGAAAGACTTGAGTAAAGGTTTTAAAGTCAGCTTTACTGAAAGGCATTTCGCTATATAGAAAAAATAATAACTCAAGATCAGCGGTAGACAAGTCGTATTTCATCTTGCCCCAATACTTTACTATTTTGTAGAATTTCATGAAATCCCACTCTGGCTCTTTCTTATCAAACCTTCGGTGTAATATTTTTTCAACGCCCATCTCAAACAAAAATACAGAAAATAATATTATATTTGTTAAATGAAAGGTCTTGGCGATAGCATAGAGAAATTTACTAAAGCTACAGGCATACATCAACTTATAGATAAAGTTACCCCGAAAGGTTGTGGATGCGCTAAGAGAAAAGACAAATTAAATAATATGTTTCCATACACAACACCTAAAAAAATAACATACCATGGCGTATCAAAAACTCCAAACGTATCGCGCGTTACCAGTAATATATAGTGACACGATAAACATACCTAATATAATGACCTTAGTTTCCGGCGGTGCTAATACCGCAGTGACGGTAGGTAAACTTGAGGACACTACTGCGGGACATAGCTTTATCACCGATAATGTTAAGAGAGGTGATATCGTGATGAACACTTCCACTAATGCCATAGCAACGGTTACTGAGCGTGATAGTGCCACTGTCTTATCATTAAGTGCTGATATATTTTTAGCCACTCCCAACAACTATAGCATTTTCCCTGATGACAATCCAGGATGTGTTTTATATATAGGAGGAGCGGGAAACATAAAAGTACTCACGGCAGGAAATGATGAAATTGTTTTTACAGGAGTACTTGCAGGAACCTATTTCCCTGTGCAAGTAAAAAAAATATTTACTACGGGAACCACTGTAGCGGCTAACGTGATCAATGCAATGTGGTAGATGAGTTTAGCGATAGTTATAGGCAATATGATCGGTGGCCCCGGCAACACGGGGACAGGAGGGGGATCGTCTTATATCCTCGATGACTTTCCAAATGCCCTCGGCGCATTTGCTCTAAGAAAACTAAAAAGTGCTTATAGTGGCTATCCTATCCATATAGCTAGAACTACTATTGGATTTACGGAAGAAGTAAACGTGGGTTTTGATAGTAATGATGAAGTAAGTATGGATTCTCCTGTAACGGCATTAGTAGGAACTACTTTAGCTACTAATCTAGGAGAATTTTTGGGCGCACCAACATATACTAATCCCGATGGACTTCCGGCTGCGGCCCGAAGTGCAGTAGTGACATGGTATGATCAGAGTGGTAATGGCTTTAATTTCGAACAACCCGCCGGAGCCTACAGACCCGGTTTTACTGCGCCTGGAACTTTTTATATATTAAATGGGAAACCATCTCTAAATTTTGATGGAACGAATGACGAATTATACCAAACAAGTGTATTTGGTTTAGGAAATACCAGTAGTGATGTAGTACACTATAGTGTTCAACAATTTGAAGACAACAGATGGGTAATGGCACGAGGAGGACATAATGGTGACTACTATTTACAAGGACAAGATTTAGCGGCTAACCAACCTTATGGTTCATCCCCCGGAACAAATCCTCCTAATGTAATATTCAAAAATGGGGGGGAACTAGTGGCCCCTACCACACAAGATGTATATGATGTTTTTTCAAACCTTGCCACACCCCCGGCGGGACAAACACTGCTCACTTTTCTCGGGATAGATTTTGTGGGTTGGAATCCTGTTGCATATCCAGTGGGATATGAACTTTGGGGATATGATGGCGTTCTCACGAAAGGAAAAATTCAAGAACTTATTCTTTACAACTCTCCCAACCATCCTGCTCAAGCAGATATGGAAACGGCAATAAACGACTATTATACTATTTATCCTTAGTATAATGGGTAAGAGACCACTATGACCGCAAAGGAAAAAATTATTGAATTTAATGGGGAGGCCATCCTATGGGATGGATATGATGAGGCCCTAATAGGCTATTGTTCTAGAAATGCAGTTGCCATTTATGATGAAGGAATAATGATTGAGATTGCCGAGAAATTAGTTGCCGCTCATCTGGATGAAGGTGATGATCCACGAACCGTGGCAATTCAATATCTTGAACATAATGTTTGGTGCGCATACCGTGGAGACTTCACACCCATACACGTATTTATGTTGGAAAAAACAAAGACAAATGACTAGCAAATACACTTGGCTATTAGACCCAGGTCACGGCGGTATGATAGACGGAGAATACCAAACCAAGGGTAAACGCAGTCCCGAATTTGATTTCGGTCAGTACTTTGAAGGAGTGGGAAACCGAGCCATAGCAAAAAAGATTTTGGAAAGGTGTAAAAAAGCGGGTATCATGGCTATTGATATAGTAGATACCGAAGAAGATATGCCCTTAACTGAGAGAGTAGACAAAGCAAATATCTTACATAGACTACATAAAAATTGTGTTTATCTTTCCATCCATAGCGATGGGTTTACTAAAGAAAGTGCTAATGGCTATTCAGTGTATACTTCTCCGGGACAAACGGCCAGTGATAGGATCGCCGAAGCATTTATTGATTCTATGGTTAAAGAATTTCCCGATCATCGGCTGCGCCAAGATGAAAGCGATGGGGATAAAGATAAAGAGGCAAAGTTTTATGTCTTACGGAAGACGGCTTGCCCGGCTATTTTAATAGAAAACTTTTTTATGACCAATAGGCGTGAATGCCGATTGCTTCTTGATGAGGCCTTTCAAGACCGAATTGTGAAGAGTCATATGAAAAGTATAAAACGATTAGAACAATAATTTTTCCTATCTTTGTGTAGAGATGGAATATTTGGCAGATGTTGGTGCATACATGATTTTTGCTTTCATCTTAATAATGTTATGGCACTACTGCGAAAATGAACAAAATAAATAAGTATGTTAAAGAAACTATTTGTTGAAGCAATTCCAAGTGTAGCCAAAGCTACGGCGAGTGTGCTGAAAGACCATAAAGGCAAAGTCTCTTCCAAAAGAGTATTTAGTGTACTCGGTGGAGGTTCCCTTATTACTGTAGGATTAAATATTATAGATCAAGGATTAGAATCCCAAAACGACAAAGTTCTGTATGTAGGACTAGGATTAGTAGGGTTAGGAGTTGTGGCAGGATATTTAGCCTCATTTAATATAAAAGAAATCTCCAATGGTGGAGAAGATAAAAAAGAATAACAATGGCAAAGATTAGTAATACTACATCGTATCCCTTTGGCATCCCTACTAATGATGATTATGTTATAGGTACGGAGACAGCCACATTAGATACAAAGAATTATAAACTAGGAGATATTGCGGCACTCTACCCCACTCCACCCACTCCAACTTTAAGTGCGGTATTAACGGCAGGAAATGAAGCCGATGCTCCTTTGATTGGATTTGGAAAATCTTCTTTACTACTTAAAAATGCAGGTGTACTCCAACTCCAACTTAATCCTCAAGTAGGACCCGGCTCCCCAGGAGCAGGTGATATTATTGCCGCAGGAGATGTAACTATAGGAGGGTTTATTAGTTTAACAGGAGAATTTAAAGATAGTGCCGGCAGTAGTGGGGTTGCAGGCGAAGTTTTAAAAAGCAAAGGCCCGGGTTTTGGAATAGAATGGAAACCCGATTCACAACCTGCATTAGCAGCAAGAAAATTTTGGTATGGAGACCCGACCGGAACTGGCACTCCTCTTGAGTCTACTAATATTTTAAATGATGAAACGGGAACGGGGGAGTTATATCTTGGACAAGTACCCAATGGAATAACGGTATTAGACAATTTCTTTCTTGCTCGGGTAAAACATCCTATTGGCGATGACAACTTATCATATGGAGTACTTGCTTTAGGGACTGCCGCAGCAGCCTCGATTAACAATACGGCTCTAGGAATAAGTTCACTTCAAGTATTAACCACTGGCTCTAATAATACTGCCATAGGAAAAAGTGCTATAGCCAATGCTAATGGAGATGAAAATACTATTGTGGGTTCTAATGCCTTTACTAGTTCAGGGTTAGCATCTAATGGCAATACTATTTTAGGATATACAGCCGCCAATGCTTCTCCTGATAATACAAGTTTTAACACCATAGTAGGACATGATGCAGGCTTTCAAGCAAGCAATACTGCCAATGTAATAGTAGGTAATAGTTCGGGAAGGCGTGCTACGGGTAGGGTCGTATTTATAGGCTCCGAAGTTGCACCCAATGCCACATGGGCAGGAAATATTGGCATAGGATATCAAGCACTTAACTCTTTAGGTGGAGGACGGGCATGGACGGCGATCGGAGAAAGGTCAGGGTTTACTGCCACTACTGGTCAACGAAATGTGACGATAGGATCAAGTTCAGATGTTTTAGCAGGTGGAGATTCTTATAGTGTGGCTATAGGAGATGCCGCTCGTACCACAGATAGTTCAATAGCTATTGGTGCCGCAGCTGCCGCACCTGCCCCCAACTCTATTGCTTTAGGAAAATTTTCTTCCGCTGTAAATCCCAACACTATTAATATTAATGTTAGTGGTGGGGCAGGGCCTGCCGCAACAGGTGGAATTGTTAATGTTGCAGTAGGCGCACCACTCCCCCCACCGGGAGTTGGGCCAGGAGATATGTATGTGGTTACCGGAGTCACATTACCGGGAGCCGTTGTCCCATGCAATGTAGTGTGTATAGTATAAAATTAATTATTGTTAATCAAATCAAATTAAATTAAATGGATCAGAATAAAATGAACGAAGAGGACCTTCAAGAGTTAAGGGAACTTCAAAAGAATTTTACGATTGCTAGACTTCGTCTTAGCGATTTAGTAGTAACACAAAAAAGATTAGAATCCGACAAGGTAGGACTTATTGCCGATATCGAAAATAAAGCCGCCAAATTCAGCCAATACCAAGCAGGACTGGAAGAAAAGTATGGCAAAAGAAATGTCAACTTGGAGACGGGGGTTCTTTCTGAAGCTTAATGTATATACGTAAAATTGCTATTGGCCCCGATTACAAATCGGGAGCCATGCATTATGTACATGGGAATACTATCCAAAAAGGGTCAAGTTATGTGATACATGCCATTCAACGCTTGGATAATGGCAACATAAAAATTTGGATTTGCAGAGGTAAGGAAGTGGTATTATGGAAAGAGTTCAATGCCCATATGCCTTATTCTATTGAATATAACATATCCTTTAACTAATGCAGTCTCCCTACAATTTTATAATTAAACCTGTGGGTGGTAGGCGCTATGATAATATCAAGGAGGGATTAATAGTAAGTACTTCCCAAGAAGATCATACGGTAACCAATCGTTTTGGTATAGTGGAAAATGTTCCTATGGGATACAATGGTAGTATACATATAGGTGATACCTTGTTAGTCCATCATAATGTTTTCCGCAAGTATTATGATATGAAAGGGAGAGAACGCTCAGGACCTTCCTATGTTAAAGATGATTTGTACGTGGTGTATTGGGACCAATTCTTTTTATATAAATCTAAAGGTAGATGGTTATCTCACAATCCTTATTGTTTCATTCGCCCCCTAGAAAATACTGCTATGCATTATGCGAACTTTAATGCAGAGGCACCCAGTGAATTATTTCTTGTAGGAGAAATTGCGTATATTAATGACGAATTAATAAAGTTGGGATTAAAGGTTGGCGATAAAATTTCTTTCTCTCCCGAAAGCGAATATGAATTTGAAATAGATGGGGAGAAATTATATCGTATGTTCACTAAAAATATATGCGTAAAATTATAGATATACAAGGTTTAAAATCACAGATTATCGATGCGGGAGAATCCGCCGTAAAACAATTGATTAAGGTGGCGCGAGAGGATATCATTAAGCCTGACCCTGATGATGAACTGGCGGCGGATAGACTTAAAAATGCAGCTGCTACTAAAAAGTTAGCCATCTTCGATGCGTTTGAAATATTGCAACGCATTCAAGATGAAAAAGCATTATTAGAGGGAGACACATCAGCCTTTGAAAAAAGTATATCCCAGGGATTTGCTGAACGAAGGTCAAAATAATGTCTATAGAACTCTATAAAATAATATCGCCTCCAATACCCACGAAAACCATCCGGCAAAAAAATCGTTTAAAATCATGGAAAGAAGGGTATGATCCCAAGCTTGATATTGTTATTATTTCTACCAATGGAACCTTGGGAGAAATATATGAGATTAATGGCGTTAAGATAGGTCTCCCGTTGGCCCCCTCGGCTATAGATAAGGGAGAAAACAAATGGGTGAGAAAAGAATATTGTAAAGACTTATCTCGTATTCGAACTATATTCGAGTGGAACAAAAGAGACAATTTATTTAAATCTAAATGGGTAGATTATATAGAGCATGAATTCAACAATCGAGAACAGGGTTATTGGTTCATGAATAACAATAACCCTACTTATATTACAGGCGCTCATTACATGTATCTCCAATGGACCAAAATTGATATTGGTCATCCAGAATTTAGGGAAGCTAATAGAATATTTTATCTGTATTGGCAAGCGTGCCTTGTGGATAGTCGCAGCTATGGGATGTGCTATCTTAAAAATAGGAGATCGGGATTTTCATTTATGAGTTCTGCCGAGGGAGTACATACGGCTACCATAACTCGTGATGCTCGAATAGGCATCCTTTCTAAAACAGGGGCCGATGCTAAAAAAATGTTTACCGATAAGGTAGTACCTATCTCTAATCATTATCCATTTTTCTTTAAGCCTATACAAGATGGTATGGATAAACCAAAAACTGAATTAGCATATCGGGTACCTGCTTCCAAAATTACTAGAAAGAATATGTTAGAAACCGAAGAGATGCTTCTCGATGGATTAGATACTGTCATTGATTGGAAGAACACTTCGGATAATAGCTACGATGGAGAAAAGCTATTGCGGTTAATCCATGATGAGTCCGGGAAATGGGACCGACCGGAAAACATTCTTAATAATTGGCGAGTAACGAAAACGTGTTTAAGGTTAGGAAGTCGAGTAGTAGGTAAATGCCTGATGGGTTCCACTTCCAATGCATTAGATAAAGGAGGAGAAAATTTTAAAAAACTTTTTGAAGATTCTAATCCCTCAATACGGAATGCTAATGGTCAAACAAAATCGGGATTATATTCTCTTTTCATTCCTATGGAGTGGAACTTTGAAGGATTCATGGACCAATATGGATACCCCGTATTCCGTACACCCCCAAAACCTGTGGAAGCTATTGATGGCGGAATGATCACCCAGGGCGTAATTGACTATTGGGAGAATGAAGTATCTTCATTGAAGGGGGATGCGGATGCATTAAATGAGTTTTATAGGCAGTTCCCCCGCACGGAAGCACATGCATTTAGAGATGAAAGCAAAAACTCTTTGTTTAATCTTACCAAACTATATCAACAAATAGATTATAATGGAGATTTAATTACCGGACATGTACTTACGCGGGGTACATTTCATTGGAAGAACGGAGATAAAGATACCGAAGTAATATGGTCTCCCGATTCCCGGGGCCGTTTTTTAGTGAGTTGGGTCCCCCCCGCTTCTCTCAGGAACAATGTTCTCGAAAGACGGAATGGTAAATTTCCTGGCAACGAACATATGGGTACCTTTGGGTGTGACCCTTATGATATATCAGGAGTAGTAGTAGGAGGAGGGTCCAAAGGCTCACTACATGGATTAACTACCTTCCATATGCAAGATGCCCCTACTAATCATTTCTTCCTAGAATATATCGCCCGCCCCCAAACGGCAGAGATATTCTTTGAAGAAGTATTGATGGCCTGCGTATTTTATGGAATGCCGATCTTAATTGAGAATAACAAACCCCGATTACTATACCATTTTAAAAATAGAGGTTATAGGGGGTTTTCAATGAATCGTCCCGATAAGCCACGACATAAGTTGTCCAAAACAGAAATAGAATTGGGAGGGATTCCTAATAGTTCTGAAGATGTAAAACAATGTCATGCAGCTGCTATTGAATCCTATATAGAAAAATATGTGGGATTGGATACAGGGGGTGTCTATAGAGAAGCCGATGAAATGGGAGAGATGTTTTTTACAAAGACATTAATGGATTGGGCAAGATTTGATATTACTAGGAGAACAAAGTATGATGCCACAATTAGTTCTGGCTTAGCGATAATGGCTAATCAGAAACATATTTACACCCCGATTAAAAAAGAATCAAAAATTAGCGTTAAATTTGCAAGATATAATAATAAAGGATCACTAAGCCAAATTATAAAAGAATGAAATATACACCACTCACCATATCGCCCCTTTCATTTCCCGGACAATTAGCCTCTGATGCTGAAAAAGCTTCTCCTGAATTTGGCCTTCGCATTGGGCAAGCCATACAGTTTGAGTGGTTCCGAAGAGATGGAAACACATGTCAGTTTTATAACCAATGGTTAGAATTTCATAGACGAAGATTATATGCTCGAGGAGAGCAATCTATAGCTAAATATAAAACGGAGTTCGCCGTGGACGGGGATTTGTCACATCTTAATATGGATTGGACCCCAGTTCCTATCATACCAAAATTTGTAGATATAGTAGTTAATGGAATGAATGATCGTCTTTTCCATGTCAAGGCTGAGGCCGTAGATGCACTAGCTTCCGAGAGGAAGTCAGCTTATCAGCAAATGATAGAAGGGGATATGATCGCTAAAGACTTTTTACTCCAGACCAAAGAGGAGTTTGGAGTTAATGCTTTTAATGTCGATGAAGATAAACTACCGGAGACAGACCAAGAACTTGCATTATATATGCAAATGAATTATAAACCTGGGATTGAAATAGCTGAAGAAACAGGTATACAAACACTATTGAAAGAAAATCACTATGATGATATTAGGCGCAGAGTGGATTATGACCTTATGGTGGTAGGAATGGGAATGGTGAAACATAGCTTTCTCCCTAATACAGGCGTAGAAATTGATTACGTTGACCCCGCCAATGTGGTATATAGTTATACTGAATCACCGACTTTTGAAGATTGCTTTTATTTTGGGGAGGTAAAAAGAATACCTGTATCCGAGTTACTGAAAATAAATCCTGACTTAACCGATGAGGAACTTAAAGATATAGTTCAGTTAGGGTCAGCATGGTATGACTATTATGGAATCCTAAGACCCTATCGAGATAGCTTGTTCCAAAAAGATGTGGTCACCTTACTCTATTATAACTACAAGACCACAAAACATATGGTCTATAAGAAAAAGTTTTTAGATAATGGGGGAGAAAGAACTCTACGCAAAGATGAAAACTTTAATCCTGAGACCGAAGACCAAGAGAGATTTGTAAAAAAAGAGCGCCGCATCGATGTATGGTATGATGGAATCATGGTATTAGGAAGTAATTACCTTTTAAAATGGGAACTCGCCAAGAACATGGTGCGCCCCCAATCAGCTTCACAATTTGCGTTGCCCAATTATGTGGCCGTAGCGCCCCGGACATATAAAGGAGTGATAGAATCTTTAGTAAGACGAATGATTCCTTTTGCGGATTTGATACAGATGACACATCTCAAATTGCAACAAGTATTGCAAAGAGTGGTCCCGGATGGGGTTTTCATAGATGCCGATGGACTGAATGAAGTCGATCTTGGCACAGGAGCCGCCTATAATCCTGAAGATGCTTTACGCATGTATTTCCAAACAGGTAGTGTGATCGGGCGTAGCTTTACTCAGGACGGAGAATACAATCATGCCAAAATTCCTATTCAAGAACTAAATGCTAATAGTGGTCAAGCTAAGATTACAAGCTTAATTAATAGTTACAATCATTTTCTTAATATGATCAGAGATGTAACGGGACTCAATGAAGCCA